GCTGGTTCATAAAAATTGACTCCGTCTCGGTAGACAATTTTCTTACTACCTCTCATGGCCGTTTTGATCAAGCGTGAAATCAGATACATACCACCATACAACACTACAAAATATTTTCCGAAGAGAGAAAAAGTCTGCCACAAACCTTCTGTGATCTGGCTATCAGCTAATGGTGACACCGTTTTTCCAAAGTGTCTCCAGATAGCTGCTATAGGGATTTTTGTATATTCAACAACACTAGTCCACGAGGCAAGGAACATTTCCCAGCGGGTGCCGATCACACTACGTTCTTTGATTTTCTTCGCATGTTCGGCCCACCTGATGTTCCACTTCTCTTCTGCCTGTGCTTGCAACACACACAACTCTCTGGCTCTTGCAACGGCACCTTGCTTGTACTCCCAATTATCCCACTCTTGGGCGACCTCCGCCTCTCTACACAGTTCAATGTAGTGAGAGTCAATAATCAGTTGCAACCAAGCATCTATTTTCTTTACAGAGAAGCCTGGTGTTAGTCCGAACATTTCCAAGATAACACCAGTCACAGTGTTGTTAAAATCTTGGTCAGGGCAATCAGCATCCTTCCAGTCAGATCCAACAATAAGATTTCTGCCATTCTTAGCGTCGTAGGCTATGGCATTGGAAATTGCTTGCTGAAACCAAACAGAGTCCACTAAAGCACGAGTGATTCCTTTGGTCGCCAAATGCATACCAATCTTACCTGCCTCGAGGCCATCTTCCAAACGGATCATTTGGACTGTCGAGCGTACGACTCTTTTCCGATCAATCTCTCCAATTTTGAGCAGACCTCCAGTGACGCGCAAACACACATTCCCACACCAACGCACAACATTGTTATTATATACTATAGCGGGCATCATACGAGCCCAATCTAATACACTTGTCGCCCAATCAGGATAAGAATCCCTGACAAAGGCGTCCAATAGCGGAGCACAATACGACACTTTACCGTCTTCGTCTACTGTTAAAGCAGACGTAGGCATAGGACGAAACATACGCAACGGCACCATAGGATATGCGAGTTCAGGCGCTGGGCCATCTCTCACAGAAAAGCCGGTAGGGAGAAGATCTTCCTCTTCTCCAGCAGTGGCCACAACGTGGCCTTTTCCTTTGTTTGTTTTTGAATTCAACATCCTCTCGACCTCAACCGATTTAGGGAGGGCAATTGGGAGAGTTTTCCCTTCGTTCACTAATTTAATAGAAGAGTAATTCTTTTCATGTTGCGCCATCTTTCCGCGGATAATGTCAATGACCTCGGCTAAACAATACTGCTCGCCACGGTCAACTTCTCCTGTGCGAAAAGAAACCACTCGATGTAACACAAACCTCAAGTGAGCCAAACTAGCTTTTTCTTCCTCAGAGAAATGTACGATTTTTGCGTCATCCAAAAGCCCATTGGCATCCGCGAATTGCGGTAATAAGATAATCTTCCAATACATCATTCTCCTCCTAAACGCCTCAGGACACACCAAACCTTTCACTTCGTGCTCGGGTCCAACATTAGAGCTCATCGCAACCACACTGGCATGCAACTTGACCTTTCCTTTGTCAGGCATTCCTGCAAAATTCAACACCACGTCAGCTGACGAAATATATGTTAACATACTAGCGTTAAACAACTCCGCTATCTGTCCACCGACAGCATGGGGTTCGTCAAAGTAAATCATAGGTGTACCGGGCTTATAGCCTTCCCAATAAGGAGATTCCAAATTCTTGGTGTAACACCGCTCATTCGGCTCCCTCTTAGGAAACAGTCCTTTGGCAATGAGTGGAATAATACTACTTTTCCCGATCCCTGGTTTTCCATAAAAATATAACCCTACGGGGGTTGCTCTCCCAGTCTCATCGCCTAAACGCGTCCTACACAAATCTACAAAAGGTTCCATCGCAGAAAGCAAAGCCCTCGCTCCTGACACTACAGCTGGTGCAGTGACACTAGCATCAATAATCAACTTCAAGATATTGTTATAACACTCGATGTAAGATTTTGCATCCAACAGGGTCAATTCCTCAGGGTTTCCATCCCTAAACTTGATAGTCATAGCGCCAGCAGAACCCATCAGATCATAAAGATAGGCATTTCCGCGCTGCGCGGGGTTTGATCCTAACACGGACCCAACGAAATCTCCGCAACTACTAGGTAATTTTGTAAAAACCCAGTAAACAGCTTGAGTACTAACTCCAGCCATTGCGACTAACGGAACTACTAACTTCACTCCTTCTAAGACTCTCTCACCCAAAGTTTTTTGTTTTGGTAAAGTTGCTGCCATAGCACCACCAATTAAGGCAGAAACTATTTGAGCACTTGTGGCCTTCACATTCTGCCCAACCAATGGTACAGACGGGGGCCGCTCGGTAAACAAAAACTTACCATCTCGAACCTCAAAGTTCAAGACATCTTGAGTCTTATCTTCTGTGGTCCAAAACATTTTGAACGCCTCTCTAATCGCTGCTCCCAGCTCTCCTACTTTGGTACCTAACAAATCTATTACCCCGAGAATCACTTCTCTAACTGGAATACACTTACGCACCAAATACTTCACAGTCATCGCTGCCACAAAGGCCAACACGATTCCTGCTAAATACAACAGATGTGTTTTTTTTATGCCAAGCCCCGAAACAGTCTCAATCACTTTGTGGTACATATCACTAATAAATGAAATAGCTCCGATAGCATTGGTGAACTTGTGAAATTTTTGCTTCACGAAGGAACCAACTTCCTTCATGGTATCTGAAAGCCCACCGACACCGGCTGCAGCTTTGAAATAGTCAGACCAACTGTCTGACTCAAACGGAGGGTCATCCTCCCGCTCATCATCTGGGTTGTTCAGAGAACACCCAGGCAAAGGCACGTCCACAGTGCTATACACATACTCCTTGGCACAACCATTAACACTATACGAGCTAGGAAGATTATGAAAAGAGTTAGAAGACGACGAAGACGAAGAAGACCCCGAATTGGAGCATCCCTCATACATCGTAGCCTTAACAATAGGAACATACATGTCCTCGCGAACACGAAAACAGTCCGGACTACACTTACCACTACAAACACTATGCTGATCTGCCCAAGCAAACCTGCCTCCATGCTTCACACAACACCCGAGCAACCTCGAACGTTCCGGAAAGCCACCTTTCAAAATGACAAAAGACAAGAACAACACCAAGTCGAACCACGGTAACCACCGCAACCACGCTTGGGGAATCAACACTGAAAAACACATTGCTTTCTGGACCAGTTCGTCCATGGAATAAGAATGAAAATCACACCAAGACAATAGCCCAGCATGGACCATCATCCAACGGAAATCATTTTCCCACTCATAATCACCGCTTGAAAAAGCAGTCATCATTGACTTCTGATATGTAAACAAATGTTTTTCTTCTTGAAAAGCACGATAAGCCTCGAACTGAAACTTAGGGCGCTGTCCATGAGGAAAGTATACAGCGCTGGGTAACACCAGCGAGAACTTTCCCTTATTATCAAAAAAAGGCAGTGATCTTGGACCGCCGCCTAATCTCAAATCCCCCGCAAAATCAGCGAAGGCAGTTTTGACACACACAACATTCTTAGCGCCAAAAATTGACTCCTCCCAAAAAGGAAAAGTATCATCACACACACCCGAACCTTGTCTGTCACACAATTGACAGAGTTGGTAGCCGCACCCA